AGGGTAGGATAGGGGGTGGGGGTCGAACGTCGCGCCTAGGGGAACCTGGGACGTTTGGACCCGTCGATCCCCTGACCCTCTCCACCCCCCATCGAGCGGGGGACATGCAATATACTTCCTCTACCACTTTCCGCTTGACGGGGTTACAAAAACGTAGTACCATGGGTACACTTGAACTGGGCGCATAGTGCGCCCATCGTAGACAAAAGGAACAGAGTCAGCATGTCAGTTATCGAATCAAAACGCGCCGCGATCAACGCGGCCATCAGAGCAAAATATGGCGACGTTGTGACGCGCCAGCAATTGCTCGACTACAAAGCCGACACCGGCGACTATGCGGTCTGGATTCGCCGGGATGCGTCCCTGCGCGTCGGCCGCGGTCAGTACCGCGTCCCCGGTGCGGGTGAGTCCGCGTCCGTCAAGTCTGCCAAGACTCGGGCCGCGAAGACGTCCCCGATGTCATCGGAGCGTCTGGTCCTGCGCGACCCCGCGTCCACCCCTGCGACCCCGGTGGTCGCCTCGCGCCCGATGAACGTCGCGGCGCCGTCCTTTGACTCATCGCTGCTGTCGGATGCCGACGCGGTGACGTCCAAGCTGCAAGCGATTGCCAACGAAGCCAGCGAACTGGCGACAGTCCCCGCGAAAAACGGGGCCTTCGTCCCGTTCGGCGACTATGACATGATCCGTCAGGTCGTCGCCTCCCGCAAGTTTTTCCCGGTCTTTATCACGGGTCTCTCCGGCAACGGTAAGACATTCGGGGTCGAGCAGGCGTGTGCCGCTGAGGGGCGCGAGTATATCCGCGCCAACGTCACGCTGGAAACGGACGAAGACGACCTGCTCGGCGGCTTCCGTCTGAAGAACGGCAGTACAGTCTTTGAACTGGGCCCAGCCGTCGTCGCGATGCTCCGTGGGGCGGTCCTGCTGCTCGATGAGCTAGACCTCGCCTCGTCCAAGATCATGTGCCTTCAGCCGATTCTGGAAGGGAAACCGATTACCCTGAAGAAGCTCGGCATCACGATTGCGCCCGCTGAGGGCTTCACCGTCTTTGCCACCGCGAACACCAAGGGGCGCGGGGACGAATCTGGCAAGTTCATCGGCGCGGGCTTGCTCAACGAAGCCTTCTTGGAACGCTTCCCGATCACGGTCGAACAGGAATACCCGTCGATTGCGGTCGAGAAGAAGATTCTCTCCAAAACGTTTGAGCAGATGGGGTACAAGATGACCCCGCATGCCGTGACGTTCTTTGACACCCTCTCCCGCTGGGCGGAAGCGATCCGCGTGACCTACAAGGAAGGGGGCATCGACGACCTCATCTCCACCCGTCGTCTGGTGCACATCGTCCGGGCGTATGCGATCTTCGGGGGGGATGACTCCCAGGCGCTCGGCTACTGCGTGAACCGCTTCGAACCCAAGACCAAGGATGCGTTCACGGACCTCTATAACAAACTCGCCCCGGATGCCGCGGCGCCGTCCAATGTCGGATCGCTCGACGGGGACGCCGCGGGGACCCCGGGCTTCTAAGACTCTGCCGGCGGATGGCGTCAAGTCCATCCGCCGGGGTCGGGGGCGGCGCTGACTCCGCCCCTGACCGCCTCTCACTTTGTCCGCTATGAGGGCCGATATGACAAAGACGACCAACGTACAAACGACGATCCGCAACCACGCTGACTACATCCGAGCGATCCATCGGATTCATGAACTGGAATACCTCGGGGACATGACAGGGACGCTGCCGGCCGCGGAGCAGGCGGAACTGCTGCACTTGGACCTGCTGACCATGTCCTATGAGGATGCTCTCGCCGAAGCGCGGGACGCCCAGAGTGAATACGTGACGGGAGCGCGGTAATGCGTATGCGTCCGATTCGTTCGCTTCCCTATGTCCGTCAGGGCATGACGATGTTTGGCATTATCAGTCAGGACGGCGTGTTGCTGTCGCCCCTGTTCCTCAACCGGGCGTTCGTGGAACGCCAGCGGCGGAGTTTGATCGAGCGGGGGCAGATTCGCCCGTCCGCCCGCGTCGAAGCCTTCGTGTCCGTGGTCAATCGGAGGGCGCGGTAATGAATCGCTCACAAAAGTTTCCCAACGTCGCCCGCGAGTCGTCCGTGACGTTCCTGACGGCGTTGGTCATCTTCCTTGGTGCCCGCGACCTGACCGGATGGATGCAGACGCTATGGGAAGGCCTCGCGGTGTGGTATCTGTTCATGGCGTTTCTGGAGCATCGCAACGAACGCCGCTACGATGACATCGAACGGATGGAACAGGACTATCAGCGGCGCCTCGACGCGATGAGTAATATGGCTGACGAGATTGACCGTCAGCGGAGGATGCGCTAATGCCAATCACCTGGATGGACGACGACAGAACGAACGACAATCCCCCGGACATGAACATGCACCACGTCGATGCGATCTATGCCAAGGTGCTGAAGCGGTTGACGACGGCCGTCGAGGACGCCAAGGCGATCCCGTGTCGCGACACGCGACCCGCGGCCGCCGCGTGGGCTCACGCACATCTTTATGGACTGCGGGAAGCGGTGCGGCTGGTCAAGGACTTGCACGACGCCGAGACCTACCAGTCCGGCGACCAACTTGGAGGACTGTAATGCCCGCTGGCCCGATTCGACGCTGGATGGGAGAACGCATTGCGGTCACCCCATCGCGCATTCGCTGGTACGCCACGTGGCGCACGATGGTCAAGATTGGGATGTTTGCCTCGCTGTTGGTCTATCAAGTCCGCCAGCATCGTCAGATGTTGATCGACGCGATGGACCGCGAGTACCGGCAGAATCCCAAGGTCAAGTGGTAACGGTAACTTTCCGCTTGACAACGATCACGAAACGTGTTACCATTACTGAGTAAGATGATGATGACAACGACACCGCGAACGGCAACACTCAAACTCATCAACTGTCAAGATTGTCCCTTTCATGCGAACGTGCTGTCTCCCTACACGGGCGACAGTTTCGATGATGGGATTGACCGTGACACGATCTGCGTTCACCCCCTGGCAACGCCCTGCGAACGGTACGGCGCTGGCTCGGGCCCGAGCGTGGACGGCCGCATCATCACGGGGAGCAATCGCCCGTGGCAGATGCGCGAGAACAGCGACATTCCGCAGTGGTGTCCACTGCTGAACACAACGACGACAACCCGCTAACAGAGACCTATGAAACCTACAACGAACGACTCGACTGCTATCAACCTGACCCCGAAGGTCGCCCTCAAGTTCCTGCGCTGCGTGGAGTTCACGCTCCCCGATGGCAAGACGTATACCGCGAAGCTGCTCGGTCCAGCGGATCAGAGCATCCTCGACGCGAAGGCCGTCGTCGCGGCATTCAACGCCACAGCGGCACGGAATGCGGACGTTCTCGGCGCGGAGGGCAACTAACATGCGTCTGCCCCATTTCCTCAAGTCCTTTACGGACAAGCTGCTCCCGTTGCCGGTCGCGGAGTCCGATCCATGGCTGGATGACACCAGCCACGTCGCGACGGACCACGACCTGCTCACGGAGAACCTGCGACTCGCGGGGGAACTCGATGAATCACACGACTTGTCTCGCCGGTTGACGGATGAAATCGTCGTCCTGCGGAACAAAGTGGTCGACCAGATGGCGACGATCCGCATTGCGTCGGAGTTGGGCATCAAAGCCTGCGACGTCGCCGACGACCTGACCGAGAAGCTCCGCGTGGCGGACGAAGCGAATGCGATCCTGCATGACGTGATTGCCCTCAGGGACGCGGATATCGTTTATCTCAAGGCGCTGCTGGCGAAGCCGTCCGCGCCGCCCAAGTGCAAGAAGCACCCGAAGTATCAGGCGAAGTCCAAGCCCCGCGTGGCGTGTCCCGCCTGCTGGAAGCTCTACCGGTTCGCGAAGAAGACTGGGGAGTTCGCCTCCCCGTCACTGGCGCCGCTGCGCGTGACGCGGAGCGACATGGACTTCAGCGGGACCGCGGCGGACCCGACGGGCGCGAAGCGGAGGGCGAAGTAATGAACCTCTATTGGATGTTCTGGGCGGCCTTCATGCTCATGATGATGGTCCTCAACGGGATGACCGCACTGAATCCCGAGCGCAGTCCGTCCCTGCGAGTGCTGGCGTTCCTGATGGCCATCGCGTGTGCCGTCATGTTCATGGTCGACGTGCAGAAGGCGGTGCAGTAATGTTCGGCCTTCGCACGATCATGCGGAAGATTTGGCAGTTCATTCAGGACGAAGAACAGCAGAACGATTACGACAAGTTCGTGGACCGGCTGAAACAGGACCGGGAACGGACGCATTCGTGGATGCACGATGGAGACCGGCGATGAAAACGCTATCGAAGCACGACCGAAAGAATTCACTACGACTCGCCACGGCGACTCGCGTTCTGAGTCAACCGCGGAAGCGCCGTGCCGCGATGCCGACGGTCGCGAAGAAGTATCGAGTTCTGACGCCTGGCGGGACGGGTAGCGGTGTGTATGACCATCTGAAGGATGCGATGGTGGAAGTGCATCGCGACTGCCGCCCCGACAACCCGCAGCAAGTGTGGGTGCTCTTGTATGACGTGCGCGCCATTCCGAATCCGCGCATCGAAGTGAGGAAAGCGCGATGACGCCGTGGGACATCACATTACTGACGGGATACGTTGTCGTGCTGTTCGCGATCTGCATCCTGTCCGCTTACTTTACGAAGTGGGACTTCATGGACATTGCGATGCTGGCCCTTGTCTGGCCGGCGCTCACGTTCTTCGCGGTGATCTTCTCCCCGCTGTTCATGCTGGCGAAGTTCATGGAATGGGTGCGGTCGCTGCGTCGTCCGCCGGTTGACCCGATGACGACGGACAATTGGGAACAGATGCGGGGGAAGCGATGATTGGCGTTTCTGTCATACTCGCCGCCTGTGGTGCGGTGATCTGGTGGTGGTGCTGGCATCCGTCCGGTGCGGCAAGCTGCCCCTACGAGTCTGAGGACGAACGCCGGAGGGACAGTCGATGAGCATCGGCTACGGCTACCCCGACGACCGCGACCTCGACCGTCTGGAGAACTGGACGCTGGATCAGGGGATCAACGCGGGGCTGGACTTCGCGGCGGCCCTGTGGTCGGACTACGGGACGGTCCTGCATACGTTGACGGCGGGGGAGGCGGAAGTTGTGCATCAGGAGTGGGATGCTGCTGGCGTTCAACGGTACCGTTTCCTGCGCTTTGCGACGGGCGGATGGTCAGGGAACGAGAGCGTCATCGCGGCGATCCGAGCGAACTGGGTGCTGCGGTCGCGCTGGTGTCTGTCGAGTCGCGGCGGACTGCACATCTACGAATACGTGAAATAACATGGATATCAAGATCAAACCCAACTGCGTTCATGTCGTCTGTCAGGACGGCGCATCGGTGAGTCTCCAAGCGAGCCATTATCACTACTGCCATCCGCGTGAGGATGACGGTCCGTATACCGCGATTGAAGCGGGCTTTCCGTCGGTGAACCCGCCGAAGTCGTGGGAATCGTTCGCGGAAGGTGGGGGAACACTCGACGAGAACGGGCAGTGGCAGGACACCGAGCCGCGCTGGACGGAAACCGTCTATGCGTATCTTCCCGTCACGCACGTCATGGAGTTCCTGACGGAGCATGGGGGCGTGGCGCACGGCCAGACGCCCCCGATGGTGATGCCGACGGGTGAGGTGGTGCACTACGATATTCCTGCCCCGGCGCCGTCGAAGGCATTCAAAGCGATTCGTCCGAGCGGTGCGCCGCTGGAACGACTGTAAGACCCCGTAGAAAGGCGGGGAGACCAATGAAAGCGATTCAGAATCAACGAGAGTATGAGCGCGCCTGTATGCGACAGATTGCGCTGGAAGAACGAGCGGACATGGAAGAACGTCCGATGACGAGCAAGGAACTGGCGGAGTACCGTCAGTTGTCCGATGCCGTCGCGGAGTACGAAGAGGACGTGATGCGCGGCGCCGGGAACGTGGCGGTGGCGCGATGAACGAAAACACTCGGGCGTTCGACGTGACGATCAAGGGCGTGATTGCGGAGCCGTTAGGACAGCCGGACCGTCCCGGCGAGCCGTGCTATCTGGTCAAGTATGAGGTCGCGTTCACGCTGCCGGACGGCCGCCCGCAACGGCGAATCGACGCAGTGTTCATTCTCGATTTTGCGGACATGACGCCGACGGCGCTCAAGGAACAAGTGGTGCGGGCCGCGCGGGAATTAGTGGACCGCCAGCGTCGGACTGCGGTGCTGACTGCCCTCACGGGGTCAGAATACCACGGCATGGCATCGGTGTAAGCCATGTCAAACGGACTCATGTTTGTGTGCGCTGTGCTGCTGGGCGCGTATCTCCTGCACCGATTGGGTGTGTGGTGTGATAATCAAGAGCGGCGAAACAACCGGAAGGGGTTGAGATAATGGATCGTTACGGATCGAGAACACCAGAGGAACGGGATGCGGAATTCAAGGCGCGAGTGCGCCGCGTAGTGCGATGGGTCGGATTGAGTGTGGTGGTTTTCTTCACACTCCTGACCCTGAGTTGCTCCGTGTCGTGCGTGAATACGGGACAAGTTGGCGTCGTGACGCGCTTCGGCAAAGTCACAGGGCGGACGATGACGGAAGGCATCAACTTCGTCAATCCCCTGTATGGCGTCCACGAGATGTCAGTCCGCACACAGGAACTCAAGGAAGTGGCGGAAACGCCGTCGGAAGAAGGGTTGATTTTCAGTCTGGAAGTTTCCTTGCTGTATCACCTCGTACCGGATAAGGCCGGGACGGTCTATCAGGGCATTGGTGCGGATTACCAGACAACGTTGATCGAACCCACGTTCCGGTCGGCCATCCGAGCGGTCACGTCCGCGCACAAGTCGGCGGACCTGTATTCTACCGCCCGAGATTCAGTGCAGACGGAAATCTTCAAGCAGACGTCCGAGCCGCTGTTGGCCCGGGGCATCGTGGTTGAGAAGGTATTGCTGCGCGATCTGAAGCTCCCCGCGACGTTGAAGGCGTCCATCGAAGGCAAGCAGCAGATGGAACAGGAAGCCGAAAAGATGAAGTTCACGCTCCAACGCGAAACGCAGGAAGCGGAACGGAAGCGCGTCGAAGCGCGGGGTATCAAGGACTTTCAGCAGATCGTATCAGAGGGCATTAGTGATAAGCTCTTGGAGTGGAAGGGTATTGAAGCCACGATTGATCTCGCCAAGAGTCCCAACGCGAAGGTGATCGTCATCGGCGCGGGCAAGGGCGGACTCCCGATCATCCTGAATCCCGGTGGAGATAACAAGTGAGCGACGAATCCGTGAAAGAGATTCTGGCACTCGCGGCGGAAGCTGCGGCGTTTGACTATGAAAACTGCGACCCGCCAGTTGCGTCTGTGCTGCGGTCGTTGGCGTATTATATCAACGAGCCCGAACGGGCCCGAGCCCGTATCGAGTTGCGGAAGAACTTTAAACCCATTCGGAGGGCGTGATGAAAGTCGTGATCAATCAGTGCTATGGGGGATTCTCGTTGTCCCCCAAAGCCGTGCAGCGTTTGGCGGAGTTGCAGGGACGTCCCTGCTACTTCTTTGCGTCGGGAAAGTATGCAACACCCCGGTCGCGTGTGGCGGCGGTGAAGGACAAGCAAGATTGGATTTCAATCTCCTTGGCCGAGGCCGATGAACAGTTCATCTGGTGGGCGTTTGACATTCCCAATCCCAATGAAGTGTTCGGCGCGGAAGGGGATTGGTTCTCGCGGACAGTGGCTGAGAACGAAGCACAGAGTCGGTTGCACCATCAGCATACCATCGATAATCGCCCGGATGATCGTCATAACCCGCTCTTGGTCCAAGTGGTCGAAGAATTGGGGACGGCGGCAAACGGGAGTCATGCGAAGCTCAAAGTGGTCGAGATTCCCGATGGGACGCGGTACGAGATTGACGAATACGATGGGATGGAGCATGTGGCCGAATCCCATCGGACGTGGTCGTAAGGAGTGAGTATGTTTTGCGTGGTGTGTGGAAAAGAGCTTGTGCCAACGGCTGTCGTTTGCGTCGGATGCGGCAGTCCCACGGGAACGCAGAAAGTGCCGATGACGGACGCTCGGGCGACGACGTGGACTATGTTGGGATGGGTGTTGGGGCTGTTGCTGACGCCGATCATCAGTCTGGTCTGCGGGATCGTGCTGTGCGCTCGGGGACATTCGCGCCGGGGCTGGCCGCTCATCGGATACAGCGTGGTCCTGTGGCTGTTGATGACGTGGGTGTTGACGTCCCATCCCGAACTGAACCCGTTCGCGTAAGTTCCTAAATATCTCTGAAGGAGTGTGTATATGACGACTGCTGAACTGGTAGGCCTCGTGGCCTTTGTAGTGATTGTGGCGGGAGTGTTCCTCTGGCTGCGGAAGGACAAGACGGTCTACGGCCCGTCCGGCGGCGACGGGACGGGGGAAGAACTTCCGCCGGAAGACCGCAAGAAGTAATGACGACGCGACACACGCGATGGGACCGGTTTTGCCAAGGCTACCGGTCCTATTTGCGTTCTTACCGCGATGACCTCCATGTGTCATACGACCACTTCGACGCGGAAGTAGCGGGCGCACTTGTGGGGATGTTGTCGATAGCTGGGTCGATGCTATTGATCTGTTACGCGCTCGGACAAGTGTTATGGTGGAGTATTCAATGACCCCTGATGAAGAAGCTCTGATTCGTCGCCGCGCTGCTGAACTTCATTCTGATGGGTGCAGCGGTCCTACCGAAGTGTTCCATATCTGCTGCCTCGCGCATGACATTGCGTATCGAACGGGCGCGGATCATTTCGACCATCCGATCACCCGCCGCGAAGCGGACGCCCGCTTCCGTCGCTGTATGCAATCACGCAGTCCCGTGGGACGGTTCTCCCCGACGGCGTGGTTCCGTTGGGTGCTGGTCCGCATTTTCGGACGAGGCCGCGCATGGTAGATTCTGCGAACTACATCTATACCGTCTGGAAAACGTTCGTGTGTCGCTGCGGTTGGACCGTGCCCACGGACGAACGGGACGACGACATTCACGCGGAATCTGCGGTGCGCTTGCATCTGCTGACCGCCCACGGACTTCCCACAACCGCGCTGCATCGCAGCGGTCTCACGCAAGACTCCACGGACATCCCCAATGATAACTAAGCTCTCGGATAATGGTTGGTGGCCGCAATTGTCCCCTGACGGGCGATACATCGCGTACGGCAACGGGCGCGTCTGCGTCTATAACCTCGCGACCAAAGAGAACGTGAACTATACGGTCCTGCACGACATTTCGAGAAATCCGGGGGACGATGGGGTGGAATGGCCGGCCGGATGGCTCGACGCGACTCACGTCGGCATTATGCGGCAGTTGCAGGGGAACAATCGACAGTTGCGAATTGTTGATGTGACGACGGGCACGTATGTCGTGTCGCCGCTCCCCACGTGGTCGTGCTTCTTCTCGTGCGCGAACAATCGGGTATTCGCTGCGGTCCCTGATGGATGGTGCCCGAATCCTCAGCCAGGGCGCGCTCAGCGAGTGCTGTTGGATGGTGTAGATATCACGCCCAACGAGCCGGTCGCGGGCGCCCAGTTCAACGGAACACACTGGTGGTACGCTGCGGAGATCGACGGCTATCCCATTGTGATCCGCAACCTCGATGGCACGGAAGCATGGCGAGTGCAGAATACGTTTGACGGGGGACGATCCTTTACGAAGTGGGGCGCCCGCGTCTTTACGGCGCCCGACGGCCAAGCGTGGCTCGTATCGAGTGAAGGGGTGCGCGATCCACAAGGGCGCGTGTATCCACCCGCGCCGGGAGAGAATATAGGGGCGCTCTCGTGGAAAGATGGCGTGTGCTTCGCGTGGTCGACGTATTGCTACGATATTTATGACGAGTCGGGCATGGTCAGCAGCAATCGTGCGGTGGTCCTCGGACGTCCGCTAACGGACGTGAGCAATCCGTCCGTACCGAGTATTGTGTTGGACGACGTGTGGCAGTCGTCCTTACAGGTGGCGGTGACCGCGAATGGCTGGGTCGTGACAGGATACAATGGGGGTGGAACCCCCGGAGTGCCTCCCGGCGAGACTTCTGTGACGACGGTTCCGTTTGATACGCCGCGCAGTGTGTTCGTCAAGATGCTACCTCCAGCGATTAGTCCGATTGTGCGGGGGCCGCAGCGGGACGTCTATTGCGTAGCGATGGATGGGGTGTCCCCGGGCCATTTGGTATGGGGAAAGAATATTGAAGGCGGTTACTGGGCGTGGGACTTGTATCTCGCGGGGACGCCGGCGGCGATCCTCTATCATGGGGATGAAGTGACGTCTGGGCATCTGTGCCCGTTGGACTTGCATTGGAAAGACAAGAACAATCAGCCTATCTACCATAACGGGAACCCCGTTTCGACACTGTATCTCGCTCGACTCTCCGGCGCCGGGGTGCTCGTTTATCACGACGGAAGCGGACTCCTGACACATGACGTGGATGGAAACCGTATTCCGTTCCAGACGCCGGGAGAGGGCAAGACGTATCCACAACTCGACCAAGTGGTTGCGCTTCGTGCGGAAGGGATTCCGGCGTGGATTGGCCTGAACGGCTACTTCAACAAGGACGTGACGGACACACTTTGGTACGTGGAAGAGGCGTTGAAGGTGTGTTTTGCGGCGGACCCGAACTTCCCTCACCCGCCTGTGCCCGTGGCGTTGGTGCGCCCCGGATATCGCGGACATACGCCGACGGGATATGCGTGGCCAGAGCGGGAGTCTTGCATCATCAATCGTGCCGAACTCGATGTTGTCAATCACTATGGGATCGACTTCGATATCATCTTTGGATTGGACCGGCCATCGGGGACGGCGTGGTTCAAAGCCTTCTGGACAAATCGAGTGCAGCAGACCGCGAAACCGTCGTGGTCGATTCCGGTCCCCCATGTGCAGCCGGAGGCTTCGCCAAGCGAATCGCCGAGCGCGTCCCCAAGCGCGTCCCCGAGTGCCGCGCCCCCGGAGCGGCAGACGTTCTGGCAGAAGCTCGTGGCAGCGTTCAAGCGGCTGTTTCATATCCGATAGTGCCGCTTGACATGCCATCGCGAATGTGAGACCATGGGGTTATGAAAAGTATCCTCCCCAAGCAAACGATCACGGAACTGGAACTGCAACATGACCGCGCGCAGTATGGTGCGATTCTGTGTTCGTTGACCCTAGAAGAATTGACGACGGTCTATCGGAAAGATTGCCGCCTTCGGTGGCAAGCTCTCGGGACGGTGGATAACATTGCGACGGCGTTGAAGCTCTATGCGCTGACCCCCGAGCAGCAAGTCTGGCTCGACGCGCATCAGCTTGACATCGCGGCCGTGTTGAAGGCGGACTTCCCGGCGGAGTTCCTTGACGAAGTGGAAACGCTGTTCTGCGAGTCGTGGAATGCCACAATTGGCGCGCCAGTTTTCAGCTTCAAGCAAGCGTGAGATAAATACCCCGAGGTAACGACTATGAAGTGCCCAACGTGTGTGAAAGAAGGCAAGAAAAGTAAAGTGTTCATCGGGGAGTCGATTACAACGACGATGGCCGGGTCCGCGTATTACGACGAAGATGGGAAGTACCACAAGTACGACCCGAACGTGGTCTCGACGTCCTATCGGTGTAGTAATGAACACACATGGACGGAGAGCGCCAACGCGCAGCCGATTCGGGAACTCTTAGTTGAGCCTGGCCCGGCCGCACCGCGTCGACCCCTTACCCCGCGTGACGAGTGGAACACGTTGATGTCTCCCACGGGCACGCCACTAGGAGAAGAAAAATGAACCTTTGGCAACGAATCGTTCAGTTCTTAAAGCGTCTTGTCGGTTGGCAAGACTCTGCGAGTGAACGGTGGTATGACGACCCCACGGGCGCGTCGACCCCTGAACCGTATAACTGGATTCCCGATCCACCGGATTATACGGTCGACGAATTCGATCCCGTGTATGACCCAACGTGGAACGACCCGGAGCCGGACTACTTCCCCGAACCAGTGGTCGTGAAGAAGCTGCGGAAGACGAAGACGACCAAAAAGACGAAGAAGGCCAAGAAGCCCAGCAAGCGGGTGCGCTAATGCCCAACGTAGACCGACTCCGTGAAATTCGTGAGCGGTCGGCGGAGTTATGGCGCGTGGCCGAACTCCCGAAGGGCAGCGTCGACCCGAAGACGGGTCGCCCCGCACCGTCCGTGATTACCCACAAGTCCGATGAGGAAGTGCGGTATTTACTGGCGGAAATTGACCGCTTGCAAGATGATGTAAGTCGATTAGAGGATGTGGTGGAGCGTGTGTGCGTTCCAACGTGGAGAGAAAATGAATCAGAGTGAACGACAGGCGGAACTGACGAAGTGGTGCTATCTACTGACCGTCCGTCCCCCAACGTATGCAGAGTGCTTGGAACTGCGTGAGGTACTCTCGCATACGGCGCGCTTCGTAGACTATGCGTACCGTGAGAATCGACGTTTGGCGAGACAGTGTAACGAACAAGCGGGATTGGGGGACGTGTGAAGCATCACCTCGCGCACTACGTTGTGTCCGTCATTGTGGGACTAACCACGTTCTTGATTTGTTTGGTCTCCCTGCTGCTCTACTTCGCGCCGACGTTCTATGCGTTCTATCGCAACGCTGAACACCGGTGGGCGATCTTCGTGGTGAATCTCCTGACGGGATGGACATTGGTCGGATGGTTCGCTGCGGCCTTCTGGGCGCGTTCTGATCGTTCTCTGCCGTCCTACCCCCACCGTCGCTAACTCCGACCTCCCCGGTCGGACTCCAGGTAGCGCAATATCCTGCACTATCATTTTCCACTTGACATCTGAACCCCCTTGTGTTACCATGGGGCTGCAATAAACTCCCGCGCATTGTGCGCTGGGCGTATCCACAGGGCTTCGCGCCCTCAGGTGCTAGACAAGTGAGCAAGTTCCGAAAGATCGTTATTCCGAAAGACAATCCCGCCCTCATTCCCGCGTCAGAGTCCCCACTCGGGTCGATCATCGATCCATCGCGGTTGACGTCCGTGCAAACGGATGCCGAACCGCAGCCGGTGGAACCGGAAGTGGCGCCGCTCATTCCTCCCGCGAACATTCCCAAACTCACATCGCTATTCCTGCTGGCGGGCAAAGCTCTGTTTACCGTGACGAATCCCAAAGGGGATCACTACACGTTCAAAGTTCGCAAGGTGGTGTCTGAGTGGCCCGTGGGGTCGGGGACCATGTCCACGTCCTACTTTGTGAGTGTGAAGGCGTCCGGCGGTGTGTATCCGTACCGCTACATCGGACTCCTGAACGCGGACACGGGTGGGATCAAGTGCACCGCGAAGTCTGAGTTTATCGTGGGGACGAAGGAATACAACGTCGCTGCGTGGGCGTGCGGCGTCGTGATCAACATGAAGAACATGCCCGACGGGTACAAGATCGAACATGCGGGCAAGTGCGGCCGCTGCGGTCTGACGCTGACGGACCCCGAAAGCATCGAGCGCGGCATCGGCCCGGACTGCTGGGCGACGATGGGAGGCAAGTAATGTCGTCCGCTGAATATCACGCGGCGCTAGACGCCTTCCTGAAGTCTGACGGCACAATCACCATCTGCCCTCCGAAGTCGGCGGCCGCCGCGAAGTTGCAGCCGCATTCCCCGTATGGTTACCGTAGAATGGAAAGTCGGCGCCGCGTGTTTCGATTGAAGGTGACGCGGGAAACTCCTGCCGGAAGACTAGGGAGGGGAATCTAATGCTCACGAAACAGGAACTAGTCGCGATCAAAGCGAAACCGATGCGTCCGTCCTTTCGTGGGACGTATCTGACAGAGGAAGAACGGGATGCGATGGTCCAAACGATCATCGACCTGTATTACGAACTGCACGATGCGCGGGGTCGCGTATCAGACTTGGAAAGGGAACTGGAGAAACGATAATGACGACGATGTATGGACGAACGCCGGAGCGCCAGGCGATGCTGATGGTGGAGAGCTTTGGGATCGAGAAGTCGATCTGGTACGCGAAGGACGCGCTGGCGGTGACGCGCCGTGGGAAGTCTCTGGAGTTCTGGTCGGACGTGTATAGCCGCTTGAAACAGCGGAAGGAACAGGACGACCCGAGCGCGAAGGCCTACGACCGCCTCAAGGACTTCGTGGCAGAGCATCGCCTTCAGGGGACGCTGGACGTGCAGGAGAAGTGTCTGGTGTTGACACTCGGCGACGTGTGGTCCAAGCTGCTGATGGCGGGAGTGCAAGCGGAATGGAGCGTGTCGAGTAGTGGGACGCCGCGGATCATCGTGCGCGCCAATCAGCCGAAGTTCGTGGGAGTGCAGTAATGATCAAGATTCACGGAACGCATGACGCGCAGACGATCAAGCAGTTGGAAACGTGTGTCGCCGCAGAGGATGGGGCGCTTGGCGTCTTATGCGCGGACGGACACGTAGGATATTCAATGCCCATTGGGGGCGTCGTGGCGTATCGGAATTTCCTGTCGCCGTCGGGCGTGGGATACGATATCGCGTGTGGGAACAAAGCGGTCCGCACGGACTTGCTGATGGCGGATATCGAAGCGGACTTGCCATCGTTCGCGGACGAGATTCAGCGGCGGATATCCTTCGGGATTGGCCGTGTGAACAACGAGAAGGTCGACCATCCCGTGTTGGACGACATTCGGAGTGCGGCCGTGCTGGAACAGCGGGGCCTCGCGCAGTTGGCGGCGAACCAGTTGGGGACGGTCGGCTCAGGGAACCACTACGTGGACGTGCTGGAAGATGAAGCGGGCTTCGTGTGGGTCGCGTGTCACTTCGGATCGCGGGGCTTCGGGCATAAGACGGCTTCGATGTTCATGAACGCGGCGAAGGGGCTGCCCATGTTGGGCCAGTCGCACGATGGGGAAATGTTCTCGCCGCCGTTGCTGCTCGACGTCCGCGAAGGTCTCGGACAGGCGTATCTGGAAGCGATGACGCTGGCGGGGGACTATGCGTATGCGGGGCGGGACCTGGTCGTGGACAAGGTGCTGGAAATCCTCGGAGCGCGGAACACGTGGTCGGTGCACAACCACCACAACTATGCGTGGCAGGAAGATGGACGCTGGGTCGTCCGCAAGGGATCGACGCCGCTGTTCCCGTACCAGATGGGATTTGTCGGCGGATCGATGGACGATATCTCCGTCGTCTTGCAGGGGATCGATTCCCCGGCCGCGGCCGATGCGCTGCATTCTACGGTGCATGGGGCGGGACGAGTCATGTCGCGGAATCAGGCGATCAAGGGCAAGCACGAATGGGTGTGCGAAGGGAAGATCGAAGCGAACTGTATGGGTACGGCGATGTCGTATCCCCAGCCGCAGTATCCGCCGCCCAAGGATATGAAGTGCGTTCGTTGTCGGGGACCGCTGGTGAAGCGGTATCTCTCGGAGCCGATTGACTTCCGTGCGGTACAGGACCGTGTGAAGTCGCATGGGGTGATTCTGCGGGGCGCCGGTGCGGACGAATCCCCGGAAGTGTACCGCCCGTTGTCGTCCGTGTTGGACGCTCATGCGGGAACGTTCAAGATCGCTCAGACGTTGCGGCCGCGCATCGTGGTGATGGCGGGCAAGGACGTCAAGGACCCGTACAAGGACTAAGTGATGCCAGTCTATCGCATACGTCACGTTCCATCGAGAATGTTCTTCATCCCATCCCGCATGATTCGGGTGTCGTCACCGAAATTTCCGGTGGCGTGGACCAAGTCGAATCTGTCAAAGACGGGGAAGTTGTATCCCCGTCGACCGTCACTGTCGTATCTTGGCAAGAGTTTTCACGATCATCGGCTGTTTGTCAAGGACGATTCGCCTACTGCGAATCCCTATAATTACAATGCGTATCTTGCGCCGGTGCTTGATGGGGATTGGCTGATTGAGGAAGTGGACTAATGCCGCTGACCTTTCTTACGTTGCTGTCCGTGCATTTCATCGCGGACTTCGTGCTACAGAGTTCGTGGATGGCGAAGAACAAGTCCACCAACGCCATTGCGTTGCTCTATCATGCGACGGTCTACGGCGCCTGCTTCCTCTCTTGGGGATGGCAGTTCGCACTGGTCACGGCGTGGTTGCATGCCGTCGTGGATGCTCAGACGAGCCCCGTGACGGCGTATCTGTGGGAGAAGCAGAAAGTTCATTGGTTCTTTGTCGTCATCGGACTGGACCAGTTGATTCATGCGTGGATTCTCGCGTATACGTTTTCGGTGATGGTAGGAGTGTTATGAGTAGGCAGTTGTGTATTCCGTCGCTGGGTGATACGTTCACGCTGGCGGAGGATTGGACGTTCTCGGCGGTCAATGACCACCGGAACGTGACGGTCATTCGATGGGCGCAAGGTACACCCAGTCCGTTGAGCGGGCCGCAAGATTGGTTCCCGTTGGGGTACCCTTACGGGAAAAATAGTTACGCGGAGACTCAAGCGATCAAAAACCGCACGATCTCGGTGCTGCTCCCGAAGGGCACGATCCTCAAGATCGACCGCATCTACATTCGCAAGGGCGCCAAAGAGTTCGACTCTGTGACGTTCTTCAGTCCGAACACGAAAGTCAAGATCAACAAAAACGACAGCTACAGTGAGAACAAGTCGCTGCGATTCTTTGCGTCCCTGTCGGACGTCAACCAAATGAGGGTGGAGTAGCTTATGGCGAAGACGAAAGTAGGCGTGATCATCGGGCGGTTCCAAGTGCCCAAACTGACGGACGCGCATCGGAAGATGATCGAAGCCGTTGCAGCGGACGGCAACGACGTGTTGGCGTTTCTTGTCGGGGTGTCGCCGACGGACGGCCGTTCAGCGGAGAACCCGCTCTCGTTCGCGCAGCGGCAGCCGTTGTTTGGCGCCGCGATGGTATTCCCTTTGGCGGACGAGCCGACGGACGAAGGGTGGTCCAAGAGTGTTGACGCGCTGCTGGACTCAACGTTCCCGGCGGACCGAAACGTGGTGACGCTCTACGGTGGACGGAAGTCCTTCGAAGCGTCCTACACGGGGCATTATCCGTGCCAGCATGTGGACGTGGGTAGCGATATCAGCGGCACGGCCACTCGGGAAGCAGTGAAAGCATCGGCGTCCCCGGAGTTTCTCGCGGGGCAGATTTACGCGCTGACGACGCAGTATCCCCGATGCTATCCGACCGTGGACACCATCGTGTGGCGGAGTTACGCCGACCATCCGATGGAACGGGAAGTGCTGATGATTCGCCGCGCGGACCACGGCCAGTGGGGATTCATCGGGGGGTTTGTGGACCCGTCAGATGAGTCCTACGAGTATGCCGCGAAGCGCGAAGTCCATGAGGAAGTCGGACTGTTCGCGGAGAGTGCGCTGCGCTACGTCGCGTCCCTGCCGATCAACGACTGGCGCTATCAGGGAACGCGGGACCGCATCATGACGACCTTGTTCCTGATGCAGTATTCGTTCGGCGCCGTGCGTCCGAATCCGACAGAGGTGCAGGACTACCAGTGGGTGAAACTGGACGACGTTGAAGCTCTCGTCGCGCCCGTGCATCGGGCCATCTGGACGACGGCGGAACCTATTCTTCGACATGAGGTGATCTAATGAATCCGATTCTCCAAACCGACAGCTACAAAGTCTCGCATTATCGTCAGTACCCGCAGGGGACCCAGTTCGTGCATTCCTATCTGGAAGCGCGTGGGGGGGACTATCCCGCGACGGTGTTCTTCGGACTCCAGTATTACCTGAAGTCCTTCCTGAGTCAACAAGTGACGCGGCAGCATGTGGAGGAAGCGAATGATTTCTTCCTCGCCCATTTTGGCGTCAACGTGTTCAACGCGGAGGGGTGGATGCACATCATCAATCGCCACGACGGCTATCTGCCGTTGCATGTGCGGGCGGTGCTGGAGGGGACCATCGTTCCAGTATCCAACGTTCTGATGACCGTGGAGAACACGGACCCGCGTGTGCCGTGGCTGACGAACTATGTGGAGACTCGACTCATGGAAGTCTGGTATCCCATCACGGTAGCGACGTTGAGCTACTACTGCAAGCAAGCGATTTTGCGGGCGCTCGAACAGTCGGGCGATCCGGCCGGGGTCGACTTCAAGCTCCACGATTTCGGGTACCGTGGCAGCACGTCGGGCGAGAGTGCGGGCATCGGCGGACTCGCGCACCTCGTGAACTTCAAGGGCACGGATACGCTGGCCGCACTGGAGTTTGGTCGGGAGTATTACGACGAACCGATGGCGGGGTTCTCGATTCCGGCCGCGGAGCATTCGACGATCACCAGTTGGGGGCAGGAGCATGAAGTGGATGCGTTCCGTAACATGCTCACACAGTATCCGACCGGTCTCGTGGCCGTCGTCAGTGATAGCTACAACATCTACGCCGCGTGTGAACATCTGTGGGGTGAAGTGTTGCACGACGAGGTGCTGAAGCGCCCGGGAACGTTGGTCATTCGCCCGGACTCGGGATATCCGCCGGACGTCATTCTGAAGTGCCTGAACATCCTGAAGGACAAGTTTGGTGGTGCGGTCAATCAGAAGGGGTACTACGTGCTGGATTCGCATGTGCGCCTCATTCAGGGCGATGGCTGCAACCCCGAAATGATCCAGACCATCCTCAGTGCGATGATGGCGAAGGGCTTCAGTGCGGACAACATCGCATTTGGTATGGGTGGGGGGTTGCTGCAACAGGTTACTCGCGACACGTGCCAGTTCGCGTTCAAGGCGAGTAACATCGTCATCAATGGGGAATCGCGCCCGGTGCATAAGAATCCTGTTACGATGACGAGCAAGCAGAGCAAGCCGGGTCGTTTGACGCTGGTCCGTACCCCGTCAGGATACCGAACACACAACATGGACCATGTATTCCCGATTGACGGGGTCGGGGTCATGCAGACGGTGTTCTATAATGGGGTGTGTCACGCACCCACCACATTGGCAGACGTTCGCGCTCTAACGTTGAAGGGAGTTTGATTATGAATGTACCTGCTACGATTGATGTTGCGGAGACCGAGAGCGTCTATCGGGCGCTTCGGCAGTACCCCAAGATTTTCCCACACATCCGCCACGACTACGTGGTGCGGATGGTGAAGCAGGGACAGGTCTTTGGGATTCCGGGGACGTATATTTTGTACCAAGTGTACCGTCGAACGGTGCGCTTGGGTACGTTCCGTGCGGGCCCGACGACGGTGATCATCCACCAGATCGTGTCGCTCACGCAGGGGTCGTCCGCGGCCACTGATGTCCTCCAGGCATTCTTTGCGCGTTTCGCGGAGCATCCCGTGGTCCTGACGGTCCGTGCGGACAATACCCGCGCCCGAGCGTTCTATGAGAAGCACGGATTTCGCGTGGTCGGGGATATTGTGTGGAAGGGCGGGACGATGCCGGGCGTGGTTTACTTGCGCGACCCCGAGCAACAGACTACCACTCTGCCACTCTAACGTGCCATATGGCACATACCACGTGGCAAATGGTTTTCTTTTGGATAGCGGTGAAATGCCTTGACATATGCGGCAAGTCATGCTATACTTGTTCTTGAAGTTAGGAATTGCGCTGCGCTACACGCCGCAGACAGTTCGCAGAGTTGAAGCGTGGAAACGGAGTAAGAAACGATTATGGCACGTAAGTTCACGAAAGTTCTCGCGCTGATGGAAACGAAGGGGGGTCGCGTCGATGTCACGGACTCCGACCTCAACGCACTGCTCGGCAAGCTCATGTACCGAGTTGCTTCCTATATGTCGGCAATCCGCCGGCGTGGGGGCAAGGAAGTCCGAGCCATCCGAAACGGCCGCAAGGTCGTAGCATACGAACTCGTCGCTTCGGCGGGATCGTCTGCGGACGTCGCCGCCCCGGCGACGGATGAGAACGTCTAACGCCTTCTGCGGGTGACAGTTCTGGCGGGCGCGGCTTCACTGTCGCGCCCGCGTCTTTTTTGGGGGACGAAGAGAAACACGGTATCCAGCCCGTCTATCGCGCAGTGCGCTGCGAGTCCTTGGTGCGAATCCAAGCGTCCTCCACCATCCTTTGATCATGGCTTTCCCACAGTTTAAACGTATCGCCCTTCGCGCCCTGACGGACGCGGAACTCATGGAACTTCACACTCGGATGCTCTCCACGTTGATGAGCATGTCGGCCGACGAGCGGGCAGAGTACCTGGAACCTGAGGAACCGATCCCCGCCAAGACGGTTGACTTTGCGGACGACGGTCATGCAGAGGAACGGTGGGTCAAGTTGTGTTCGCAGGCGCGGGAGTCCTTCACGGAATCCGTCGGTCCGAACCATCGGTACCACGGTACGTATTATGATTTCTTTTGCCCAGAGTGCGACCCGAATGCCGATCATCCCATGTCGCACAGGGGTTGGCGATGTTCGCGATGGAAGAAAGTGTGGAGAGGCTAGTATGAGTGGTATGTCCGTGACGATCCGGCAGAATGTGGAACTTCCACCGGAGGCGGTGGAGAAAGTCTTTCGGGCGCATTTGCTGGACCTGACGGATGGCGCGTGGGCGTTCGATGCGACTCCTTGTGCTTTGACCACGCGCATCGGGAGGTTGGCGCAGAAGATGTTGTGTCTGCTGGCCGAACAGGATCGTCTGAAAGGGGCGCGGTAAATGTTGGGCGACGTCGGAATTGGAACGCGGGTATACAAGTCGTACCGCCCCGCCCGGCCGGGTGTGGTAGTGGCGGTGCGGAAGGCCGGGCTGAGTAAGCGTCATGACGGCGGCTGGTATGACCCAGAACACCTGGAATACCAAGTGCAATGGCCGAATGACAAGACGGGCCCGACGTGGGAATGGGCTGGGATCGTGTCCTTGGATCAGTTGATCCGCGACACAAACCACAAGCTGGACACGCACCGAAAGAGCGCGGCCAAGTTGGATGCGCTCGTGTTGGACGCGATCAAGCACACGAACCTTGACTTTCCCCCGATCCCCTGAGAGGCTGTGATGAAGTTGGAAGACATTGGGTTCTATACGCTGAGTGACGACCGTTGTGACCGGTCCTCCGAATTCTCGCCGTTGTGGCGGGCGGAGTTGATTCTCACGGCGCGCTGTAACTTCCGTTGTCCCTACTGTCGCCACGTGGGCGGCCGCGATCTGGATCGTCAGATTGCGCTGGACACGGTGCGTTTGTGGGCGCGGCAGGGACTCCAGAACATTCGTTTCTCCGGTGGGGAACCGACGATGTACCCGTATCTGATGGACTTGGTTCTGGCGGCGAAGATCGCGGGGATTGGGCGCGCGGCGCTCTCCACGAACGGGTCTGCGACGTTTGACGACTATCGCCGGCTGTGGCTGGCGGGAGTGGACGACTTTTCGATTTCGCTGGATGCGTGTTGCGCGGAAGATGGCGACAAGATGGCCGGCGGAGTCAAGGGCGCGTGGGCGACGGTCGTGGAGAACATCCGAGAATTGTCCAAGCTCACGTATGTCACGGTGGGCGTCGTGCTGACGGAAGCGAACAAAGCGACGGTCAACGACATTATCCGTTTCGCGCACGACCTCGGGGTGGCGGATATCCGTATCATCCCCGCCGCGCAGGATGACGACCATCTGCGGGACGTGCAGGTCGATGCGGACTTGCTGAACGCGCACCCGATTCTGAAGTACCGGATCGAGAATGTGCAGCGTGGAGCGCGGGTGCGTGGACTGGACGAGTCCGATGCGCGCCGGTGCGGTCTCGTACTGGACGATATGGCGTCGATGGGAACGAGTCACTATCCGTGCATTATCTACATGCGCGAAGGGGGACAGCCCATCGGGAAGATCGGCCCCACGATGCGCGCCGACCGTGCCAAATGGGCGGCGGACCACGATACGTTTGCGGACCCCATCTGTCGGAAAAACTGTTTGGACGTCTGCGTGATGTTCAACAACCGCAAAGCGGTAGGGGCGAAAGGACAGCGAAACTAGGGGGCGAAGGGAAGGCGAAGCTCCCCGTAGAATCCTCTAGGAACGCTCCAAAACGCTCGGGAATATGTGACGTCCGCCCCCACCCCCGAAGTCCCCGCCTAGCGAAGCCTAGAGCTTCCTAGAAGCGGTAGAATACAGGGGAATCCGTGGGGGTCGTCCGAATGCTGAGGGTTTCGCCTTCCTTTCGCTTTTTGCTTGTGTTTCGTTTGAGGTCGTGTTACCCTGTATGCGTATGAGAAAACTGAAGTCGACCGAGCGTCCTGTTCTACCAACTCCGTTTGACGATGATGTGGACGATGGTCCGCCAGTCGTCAAGTCTGTGGTGGACGACGCGCCGGATGTGCCGGATACGCGAGACTATACGCTGAAGCGGATCAGCGCGTGGATTTGTAAAGACCCGGATTGTCCTGGCCGGAAGCCGGCGTCCTATATGCCAGACGATGGCAAACCAATTCGCTGTGAGTGTGGACGTGACATGGTCATTCACGGGTGGAGCAAAAAGACGCGCTTCTAAATACCGTTGAGGGTCTATGCCTATTACCACCACGGAAGTTCTTGGGATGCTGACGGAAGAGGTCATTTCGAATCTCCGTGCCGTCCCCCTGCGACCCAGTCAAGTGCGCGTGGACTACTACGTGCAGACCCGGACACCCCGGGGTTCGCGGACACGGTTCCAGCGAGTCATTGGCCGAGAGCAGTTTCCGGGCGGCGCGACCAGCGACTTCGCGGTGCAGCGGTACTTGCAAGCCAAGCATCCCGGCTGCGACGTCGAGATTATGAATACGGAGTGGAAGTAATGGGATTCGACAACAAGTATCCGAACCGGAAAGACTGGCGCGACGGCTATCACAAGTCTGGTAAGTACGATGCGTCCTGTCGTCCCGGTGGCAGTTGCCCTTACTGCCGAGGGAATCGGCAGATCGGCGACAAGAAACGCGAACTGAAAACTCGGGACGCAATGGACGACATTCGGGAAGCGGTGCATACCGTGTTCCATAAAGGCGGCAACTAATGGCTCTCACAGCAAAGCAACTACTCCGCACCCTCAAGCACGGCAAGTCCCGTAAGCTCACCGAAGCGCCGCTGAAGCGGGCCGCGGCAAACGTGACTGACATGAAGCGTCGGTACGACCAGATCATGAAAGACCTGGAGAAGCTGCAAGACGAAGCCGAAGCGGAGTCGCTGTGGGCGGACGACTACGCGGGGTTCGACAATACCAACATCGACCGCGCGGCCCAGTGGGACGACTATGCGGAAGCGATGTCTGATATCGCCACGAATTGTGAGACCGCGCTTTACCAGTTGCGCGACGACGCCGGCGTGGTCGGCTCCGGCATCTGGAAAGACGTGTTCGCGTCCCGTAAGAAGCTCGGCATCTAACGCCGAGCGAATGAGTACCAAGTGAAGATTGTAGCGGTCAGCGACCTCCACGGCGAACTCCCTATCATTCCCCCGTGCGACGTTCTCCTCATTGCGGGCGACATTGCGCCTGATGGCTATGGGCCTATCGGGCGCCCATTCCTATGGGACCCTGATCTGATCCGCATGGAACAGATGCGCTGGTTCCTTGACCAGTACCAGCCGTGGGAAGATCGGGTGCCGGCGCAGTTCATTCTCGCCACTCCGGGGAACCACGACTGGTGGGCGAAGCTCCCTGACGGATTCAAAACTCAAGTGTTCATCGACGAAGCCTATGCCGTGGACGGCAAGAGCTTCTGGTTTACTCCGTGGGTCGAGCCGATTGGCGCATGGAACTATCAGATGGAACGGTCCCAACGAGCGGAGCGGTTCGACGCGATCCCGTATGACTTGGATGTGTTAGTGTCCCACTCGCCGATGCACCGTGTCGGGGATAAATGTTGGGATGGGCGCGAAGTGGGATGCCCAGAACTCCGCCGCATTGTGCAGCAACGACGTCCCAAGCATATCTGTTTCGGGCACATTCACGAAGGAGTGCGGAACGGCGGGCAATACCAAGAGTTCGGGCAGACCATGGCGCATAACTGTGCCAAGTTTGGCCGCGATTGGGCGCCGGTCGCGTTCGACCTCTAATGGCAATGCAAAAAGTTCTTGACAAGAATGACACCTCGTGTTATACTTGTTCTTGTAATGACGGAGTGCGTATCGACGCCGCAACTCCACCAGTCATCAACCCGCGTCGTAGTGAGAACAAACGAGAATATGGCAACGTATAGCAACTGGAAGAACATGAACTCGCGCATCCTGCGCGCCCTTCAGTCGGGGAGCGACTTCTCTGCGAACCAGCTTCGCAGCAAGTTCGGCATCCGTCGCGTCAGCGACCGGATCAGCGAACTCCGCAAGGCGGGGTACGCGATCTACCTGAACACCAAGACGACTCGCAACGGCGAAACGATCAAGGTGTACCGTCTGGGTCAGCCGACCCGCGCTCAGGTGGCGGCCGGCTACTTCGCACAGAAGAGCGGCATGTTCCACTTCGACGTGCAGGACGCCCTCAACTTCGTGAACTAACCGTTCACGTCGACCATGCACGGGCGGGGGTTGACTCCCGCCCGTGTTCTTATCTGGTGCCCGCAAGGGAAGGCCCGCCGACGATAAGCAATATCACACGAAGCGCATCGACCCAGCAGTGGTGCTTTCAACAAGGAGAGACTGATGCAGATGTTCACTGATAGCACTTAGCGACCCGGCCCATAAGTTCGTCGCGGCTTCGATAGCAGGTCACTCCGGCCTAGCATGGACACTTGGAGTAAGGTCAAACGACACTGAAACGACTGTCCTCTGAGCGCAACTCAGCGGTTCCCGACCTCGGTGGATACCCACCGCCTAAGGCATGCACGATGCAGCAGGGATAGGATGTTGTGAGTCACGGACGAGTTTGTGGTGGATGACTAAATTATTTTGGTAGATTATAGGCAAGTCCGCAAGGGGGTTCCGATGTTGAGATTCGGAGCCCTTTTGCGTTTAAGGTTGACACACTTTTGCGCGTGTGTTATACTTACTACTGTTAGGGGATAGCGTTCGGCGGCCAGGACATTGCCCTGTCACGGCAAAGAGCGGGGTTCGATTCCCCGTATCCCCGCCATTTTTCTTATGATGATCAACGTATTCATGGATGACGTGCGCCCTTGCCCTGAGGGCTGGGTCGTCGCTCGGACGATAGCGGACGCGATGTGGCTGCTGCTCAATGAGCAAGTGGTGCATATGTCGCTCGACCACGACATGGGCGCCTGCAAGGAGTGCCGCGAGAAGGGACTCCATGTGGGCGACATGCAGACGCCGGAAACGACGTTCATGAACTGGTGTCCGCACGACGATGACGGCTCGGCGCTGGTGCGTTGGATGATCGACAGCAACCATTGGCCCGTCTATAAGCCAACAGTGCATAGTGCGAACCCCGTCGGCGCGGCCCGGATGCGCGGGATGATTGAGAGGTACGGTCCGTATGGCAATCGTCCGTGACGGCACGCCCAACTTCACGCAGACCTCATTGTGCCGGTCCTGCCGGAACGCGCACATTCTTGAAGGACTCAAAGCTGAGGACACGCACGTATTCTGCCATTCGCGGAACGCGGGCTATCCGCCCATGCGCGTGACGTGGACCGTGACGAAGTGCAACGACCACGAGAACAAAGCCACCCCAACGCTGTGGGATATGGAGAAGATCGCGTGGCGCTTCTCCAAAGATACCAGAGGGGGTCGCGGTGCGGGCTTTCTGACGCCCAAAGAATATAAGACGCGGTACCCGGATAGTGATTGACATGCCTGCGGGGATGTCGTATAATTACTAGTGAGCGCGCCCGACGATACGAGATAGGTGCTCCATCCAACCCCGCCGGGCATCTATACGTGATTGTCGCGTTTCCCGCCGGAGCCGAGCGATCACTGCTCGGCTCCAACTTTATTCGGATGGCGGTCACGTTAGCATGGAGAAGGTGAGAGAATGCCAAAAATCGAGATTCCTATCGTTGAGTTGAGAAAGCGGAAGTTGTTCGTCGCGACCCCGATGTATGGAGGCCAATGTGCGGGGCCGTTCACCAAGTGCTGCTTGGACTTGAACACACTCTGCCTGAAACACGGCATCGACGTCCAATTCTTCTTCCTGTTCAACGAATCTCTGATCACTCGGGCGCGCAACTATCTGGTCGACGAGTTCCTTCGAAGCACGGGGACTCATCTGATGTTCATTGACAGTGACATCGGGTTCAATCCGATGGACGTGTTGGCGCTGCTGGCGCTGGATAAGGACGTGATCGGTGGTCCCTACCCCAAGAAAACCATCGCGTGGGAGCGCGTCTTTGATGCGGCAAAGATGGGTCTCGCGGACAACAATCCCAATCAACTTGAAAAGTTCACCGGCGACTACGTGTTCAACGCTGCCCCCGGTTCGACCGAAATCAAGATGGACGAGCCTGCGGAAGTTCTGGAGATTGGTACGGGGTTCATGATGGTCTCCCGGCCGGCGCTGGAACGCTTCAAAGCGGCGTACCCGGAACTTCAATACAAGCCCGACCACAACCGCACGGCCATGTTCGACGGCTCCCGCTACATCCACATGTATTTCCAAGCTCTTATCGATCCGGTGACGGAACGCTATCTGTCTGAGGATTACATGTTCTGCCAGTGGGCGCGGAATGCGGGGCTCAAAGTCTATCTGTGTCCGTGGATGCAGTTGACGCACGTTGGCACCTACGTCTTTGGTGGCACGATGGATGCGTTGGCCGCGCTGTCGCAGAAGCAAGCGGAACTGGGCGTCTGGACGCCGATTGCGAAGGGGGCGAACGAGAAGGCCGCGGCTGAAGTAACGCTCCCTCCGCCCCCGATGACGGCCGCGGGGATCGAAATCCCGCCGGACATGCTCAAAGCGATCATGGACGAGGCGGCGAAGAAGCTCAGTGACGCCCCCAAACCGGAATAAGTGACGCGGAGTTGATGATGAGTCTTGTGAATTACGTGCAACAGACCGGTGACGGCCTTAAACCCAGCAACCCCAAAGACGTGATCGGGAGCGACAAGATTCCCTTCCATCTGTGGCCAGAAACCGCCACAGCGTTGGGGGCGTTGGCGCTCCTTGACGGAGCGTTGAAATATGGACGCGGCAACTGGCGAGTCGCCGGCGTCAAGTTCACCATCTATTACGACGCCATGCGGCGTCATATGAACAAATGGATGGAAGGGGAGAAGACGGACCCGGATAGTGGTCTCCCCCACTTCGCGCACGTTCTCGCGTGTGCTGCGATTCTCGCGGACGCCGAAGCGTCGGGGATGCTGGTCGATGATAGCAACCTCATTGAGCGGACCGGGTACCGAGAATTGGTGGAGAAGCTGACGCCGCATGTGAAGCGGTTGAAGGAACTCCATAAGGACAAACACCCGCACCACTACACGGCTGCGGACCGACGACAGGATGGGACGAGTGAATAAAGGGAACATATCATTTGACGTGGATGGCGTGCTGGCGAATTTCACACGCGGATTCACACGGATTGGCAATCAACTCTACGGAACACCCGTGGCCACGCACGGCATTCAGAAGACGTGGAACTTCGAAGACTTCGCACCCCTGAAGCTCGACAAAGAGAAGTGCAAGGGCATTTGGGATGTGCTGCTCAAGGACGTGGGCTTTTGGGCCGACCTCGACCCGCTGAACCCGTCGGTGATGCCCACGATTGGAAGCATTGCCAACCGCGTGTTCATTAGCAATCGCGCCGGCGTGGACCCGCAGACCCAGACGGAAGCGTTTTTGGAGCGATGGGGCATCTGGGCGCCCAAGGTGTTCATTGCCGCAGACAAAGTGCCCATTGCCATTACACAGAACGTGGTCGCGCATCTGGACGACTACTACCCCAATTGCGTGGCAATCAAGACAGCGATCCCGTCAGCCTACGTGGCATTGCTCTGGACGCCTTACAACGAAATGCACCACGCGGAGTGGGGCCAGCAGGACGACGTGCTGTTGAGCGTGGAGCAGTTCATCCATAACTGCGAGGCTCGGGGACTGGTGGAGTCGCAGATATAGATTGACACGCCGCTCGATGTGTGTTAGACTGTATGAGTGAGTTTGTGTTCTGAAGGAGAACAACATTATGGCAACGTTTGTAGTGAGTGACAAGACCCAGAAGATTCTGAAGAACTTCGCGGGCATTTCCAATAGCATCAAGTTGGCCGCGGGCAAGACGCAGCGCACGTTGTCGAAGGGCAAGTCTGTGCTGGCGATTGCCGAACTGCCAGAAGCGTGGCCGCAGGATACCGCGATCTACGACTTGAACCGCTTCTTGGGAACGTTGTCGATCTTCCAGAAGCCGGTCATCACGTTCGAAACCGACCACATGGTCATCAAGGGCGAAGGCGGCTCGCGCATCGGCTACCGCTACTCCGACCCATCGACCATTCAGTCCGCGCCGAACAAGACGCTGGCAACGGACAGCCCGTTGGCGAAGTTCACGCTGTCGGAAGCAGCCTTGGAGCAATTGAGCCGGTCGTGCGCGTTGCTGGAACTCGACGCGGTCTCGTTCATCGTGGACGGGCACAAGGTGACAGTGGGCGCCGCGGACGCGAAGAACCCCGCTTCGCACACGTATAGCATCGATGTTCCTGAGACCGACATTGCGCTGCCGACGTCGACCAGCGACTATCAGCGGACGCTCACGTTCAGCACGGAGCACCTCGCCATGCTGCTGACGGGTCCGTATGAAGTGACGATGGCCGCGTGGCCCTACGGCTACTTCACACACAAGACGGAACCCGTGTCCTACTTCATCGTCGCGCAGGCCGCGGCGGGTGGAAAATAGTTTCCACTCCTGTAGCTCAATGGCTAGAGCCGTCGCCTTATAAGCGACAGATGCGCGGTTCGAATCCCGCCGGGAGTACCAAAGGACGTATGGATACTCGTGAATACTTCGCATGGGTGGAGAAGTACCGCCCGCAGACGTTGGATGAGTGCATTCTCACCGCGTCTGTCAAAAAGACCCTTCAGGACGCCATCAATCAAAAGAACACAACCAACTTGCTGCTCTGCGGCAAGGCGGGCACGGGCAAGACGACCGTGGCGAAAGCGATTGTCCGTGAGATCGACGCGGACGTGTTGGTCATCAATGCGTCTGAGGAAGGGAACATCGACACACTCCGCAACCGGATCAAGGACTTCGCTTCGGCGATGGGCTTTGGGGGGAGCCGGAAGTATGTCATTCTGGACGAAGCGGACTATCTGACCGCGGCGACTCAGCCTGCGCTCCGGGCGTTCATGGAAGAATTCTCTAAGTCGTGTGGATTCATCCTCACGGCCAATTTCCCACAGCGCATTATCGCGCCACTCCATTCTCGCTGCTCCGTTGTGGACTTCAAGATTCCCGCGAAGGAACGCCCGGACTTGGCGAAAGCCTTCTGGCAACGCGCCTGCGATATTCTGACGCAGGAAGGGGTCGCGCACGATCCCAAGATCGTGTCCCAAGTGGTCGCGAACTACTTCCCCGATTTCCGCCGCGTCCTGAACGAGCTTCAGCGATTCAGCGCGGGCGGGGAACTCTCCGTGGCCATCCTTTCGCAAATCACGGACAAGGATATCGCGGACCTCTTTGCCGCGATCAAAATGAAGGACTACGTGCAGATGCGGAAGTGGGTCGTCAACCATGAGGATGTGGACCCGACGGCCTTCTATCGGATGTTGGGAGAGCAGATTCCGAAACAAGTAGATCATGCGTGTCTCCCTCAGTTGATCGTGTTGCTGGCGGACTATGCGTATCGGGCAGCGTTCTGCGCGGACGCCCAGTTGAATACGCTGGCGTGTCTCGTGGAAGTGATGACCGCAGCAAGGTGGAAGTAATGCCCAAGACGAATCCCCTGTCGATGCTTATGTTCATGCCGACGCATACGTGCGCGACGTGTGGGAAGATGATCGAATACTTCGGGGGGTGGCGGGATGCAGGAGAGAATGAGCAGTGCGTCCATGCCGCCGCGCCGGGGAAGACTATGGGCAAACACAAGCCCGGGAAGAAACTCACGAAGCAAGAACTGGCGAACTATTTTCAGAAAGTGTCCAAGCGATGATTCACGACGTCTGCGAGTCCTGTCAAGCGAAAGTGTTATGGTACAAGTGGCGCAGGGGGTCTGTTCTCCTGTCGCCCAAGAATGACAACCGCATCTACATTGCCTCACGGTTCAAGAACCGTGAGGGCGTCAAGCAACTCACGGCGAAGCTCGCCACAGCGAAGCCCCCGATTCACGCGATTCAGACATGGCCGAATGAGTTGCCCGATGCGGATCGGGTCAAGAGCGCCGTGCGGGACTTGGAGCAGATCGATTCCGTCGATACGGTACTGGTCTGGACCGACGAGTGTGAGCTAACTCCGGGCGGGATGAACTTCGAAACAGGCTATGCGTTTGGTACGGGCAAGAACATCATCGTTGTGGGCCCGCGAGTGCATATCTTTCTGGACTTGGCGGGGAACGATCCCCATTTCCGCCACTTCGCGACACTCCAAGACTATTTCAAGACGTTGACGTGGGAGTAACTATGGAATACGATCTGAAGCCTGGTCCCAGTGTCCCCAATTGGCTGCCCGAAATGTCGCCGCCGCACCCGCAGCTAACACCATTCGACCCGTGGTTTGGAGAATTCCTCGGCACCCTTCGAAGTGAACTCGCGCACGGGTCGTCAGAGTTTGGGACGGCGCTGATGCTGTTCACGTTAGCCGTCAACGTCCGGGCGACTCGTATCTTGGAAATTGGGCGTTGCCGGGGATTGAGTACGTTGGCCCTCGCGGGGGCGTTGCGCTTCAATGACGTGGGGTGGACGGAAGCGCCACATAACAAGCAGCGGCCGGACGTGGACTATCTGCGGTACGAATACTCGTCGCTGCATGTGTTATACTCCGTCGATTTGATTCCGCAAGCGAACGCAGAGCAGTTGATTTCACAGACGAAGTTGACGCCGTATGTGAAATATGTCAACATGCCGTCATCGGACTTTCAGCCTGATGGGCTGTATGACCTCGTGTTCATTGACGGGGACCACTCGTATGAGGGGTGTCTGGCGGACGTCAAACGTTATGTCCCCTACGTGCGGAATGGTGGCTACTTCGTGCTGCACGACTACTTTGGCTGGTATGACAAGGACGGCAAGAACAACTCTCCGATCAAGCGAGTGATCGACGAGCATCTACTGGACTTCGAACATCTGCTGATCGATACGGGATATCAGAGTTATGTGATCTTCCGTTGTCGGGGGGAGCAAGAGGTCGTCTGATGGCGCTTGATCCGCGTTTCTGGAAATACCTCGGAGCCATCCAGCACAAGAAGTCTACCGGTCCGCTGGACGACCCCGACTTTGAGAAAGTCTATACCCCCTTCATGATGAATCGGGCGCTCGGGCATTCGGACGATACCGTGCTGGCCGCGAACCTCATGAATGAGCGTCCGGGCCTCGACCCACGTCTTCAGTTCCATTTCTTGCTAAATACCGTCAGTCCCCGCTATCGAAAGAGCGAGTGGATGAAAGCAGAAGTGTCTGATGATGTGCGAGACATTGCCGAGTATTATGAGTGTTCTGTGAAACACGCTCGGTCCCTTGTCCCCCTCCATTCCTCAGACCAGTTGGCGCAGATACGTCGCCGCCTGGAGAAAGGCGGCGCAATGAAAGCGGGTCGCCGTGGTTCTTCAACATGACACTCCCATCCTCTTGCCTCACGTCGCCGCGGTTATCCGCGAGTGTGTTGAGGTCACCCTTCCATCCCCCGACGATTTCCTCAAAGTCAAAGAAACGCTGACCCGCATTGGTGTCGCGTCCCGCAAGGACAAGACATTGTGGCAGAGTTGTCATATCCTCCATAAGCAGGGACGATACTACATCGTCATGTTCAAGGAGCTATTCTTGCTGGACGGGAAGGCGCACCAGACGAAGTTTGACGAGACGGATAAAGCGCGTCGAAACACGATAGCTAACATGCTGGCCGAGTGGGGGCTCGTCAAACTCGTGGACCCCGTCAAGAGTTCCGCGCCCGTGTGCCCCGTCAGCCAGATTACAATTATTCCGTTTCGTGAAAAGACGCTGTGGACGCTTGTGGCGAAGTATGAGATTGGCAAAAAGAAAGAGGGGGCCAAATGCTCCAACTAAGCTCACGCGGATTGGACTTCATCAAACAGTGGGAAAGTCTGCGGAAGAAGGCGTATCTGGACCAAGCGGGCATCCCCACGATAGGATATGGCACGACGCGACTGCCCAGCGGCGTGCCTGTGTGGATGGGGTTGACGTGCACCCCTGAAGAAGCCGACGAATGGCTGGCCTGGGATTGCGCGAAAGCCGTCCTCGCGGCGCAGAAAGCGGTGACGTCGCGCAGTGTGACGCAGAATCAGTTTGACGCACTCGTGGCATTCATTTACAACATCGGCGTGGGGGGCTTCGGCGGCTCCACGCTGCGGCGCGAACTCGTGGCGGGATTGCCGATTGTCGAAGATTACTTCTTGCGCTGGAACAAAGTGCATGACCCGATATCGGGAAAACTCGTAGTGAGCAATGGACTTACGAACCGACGTCGAGCGGAATGGGCGTTCTTTTCGACACCCTAACAGTTCTGTCATCTAAATAGGTGTGCTGATGACATTTCTATCTTGGGTTCAGAATTCCATTCGGAAGGTGCTGGTGTATTGCCACATCATCCCCAACGACGAGCCCGAGCTTCGGCGACTTCTCACGGCGTTGAGAACCGCTACTAAGAAACTGTCAGACGCCGTAACTACTAACCACGCGATTCTTTCATCAGGAGACCCCGATGCCCTCACCATTACTATCCGCCCTCAGTCAGCAAGTCGCCCAGACCGAAACTGTCATTCAGTCCGCCGTCGTTCTCATTAACGGCATCTCTGCTCGTATCCAGACCGCGATTGACGCGGCGCTCGCGAATGGCGCGACCGCAGCCGAACTCGCTCCGGTCCAGAACGAAATCGATGCGTTGGATGCTGCAACGACCGCGTTGAGTGCGGCTGTGGCGAACATCCCGACCGCTAACACCCCATAATAGGAGTCCTCATGCCTTCCCCTCTCTTGGCGGCCCTCAGTCAGCAAGTCGCGCAGACTGAAACGGTCATCGCGTCCGCAGTCGTTCTCATTAATGGCATCGCCGCTCGGGTGCAAACCGCGGTCGATGCGGCGCTGGCCAATGGTGCCACCGCAGCAGAACTCGCGCCACTTCAGAATGAGATTGACGTGCTGAATGCGTCCACAGCGATCCTTGCGGCCGCTGTGGCTAATGTACCGGCGGTATCATCGCCGAGTAGCAGCCCATCCCCGTCGGCCTAAGATAGGACTAGACAACAGCACGGGGCTGTGCTATACTGTATCAGTTATTGGATTTCGTGAACGGGAGTGACTATGAGTAACGCGATGAATGAAGTGACGGTGGAACAGGGTCTTCAGAACGTGCACCTTGTCAGTGGGGAAGATGTCATTGGCAAGGTGCACTTCAGCCCGCAGGACTTGATGTATACCATCGAACGTCCTGTCATGCCAAATATCCAGATGGACCCTTCGACGGGGGCGCTGCGCGTCGGGCTCCTGCCCGTGCGGCCGTATCTGGACAAGATCGAAAAAATTGACGTGCTGGCAGCCCATGTGCTGTATCTGGTGCCGGTCTCCGACCGTATGGCGGAAATCTACCAGCGATACACCAGCGAGATCGAACTCGTCCAACCAGAAACGCTCAAGACTATTCTCCAGTCATAAGAAGTGAAACACACTTCTCGCGCTCGGAAGTATCTCAAGGCGCTGAAGCCTCAACTTCAGTATACCTACACCACCACGATAGGAAAGTCGGTGTGTCTCCGTGCCCGTGCGAATGATGGGGCGCCCATCTACGTGCGGTTGGATTACATGCCGACCTACTTCACGCCCGACCCGCAAGGGCCGGACGTGGGGTACGATGGCACACCCCTGATGCCGCATACGGCCGACTCGCTGTATGACGGCAAGGAATACGTGGAGCAGTGTGAGGGCAACGGAGTTTCGGTCTACGGGAACATCCAGCCAGAATACATGGTGCTCTCGGACGTCTATGGGGCGAACGACGTCCCCTACGACCCGGACAAGCTCTACGTGTGGGATATCGACATTGAGGTCGACCGCGACCCCGTCAAGGGGTTTGCGCCCGTGGACGATCCGTTCAATCCCGTGGTGTCTATCACGGTCAAGTGGCGTCACATGGGGCAGTCAGGCGTGGTGGTCTACGGAACGCAGGATTATACCACGGTCGGTGATGAGTTCTACGTCAAGTGCGCGAATGAAGAGGAACTGCTGCTGCGGTTCTTGGACGACCTCAAAGCGGGCCACGACTACCCGGATATCATCACGGGCTGGTACGTGCAGTTCTTTGACATTCCCTACCTCGTCAATCGAATGAAGCTCCTGTTTACGGAGTCCACGTGGTGTCATATCTCGCCGTTTGAGCGCCTGGCAGACCGCAAGGTCACGCTCAGCGGGCGCGACCAGACGGTCATGGACATTCGGGGTATCGCGATTCTCGACTACATGGAACTGTATCGGAAGTTCACGTTCTCACAACAGGAGTCCTACCGACTCGACCATATCGCGCATGTGGAGCTTGGAGAACGCAAGCTGTCCTACAAAGAGTTCCGCTCACTCGCGCATCTGTACCGCGAGAACTATCAGAAGTTCATCGAATACAACATCAAAGACGTCGATCTCGTGGACCGCTTGGACCAGAAGCTCAAGCTGCTGGACCTCGTGTGCGCGTTGGCGTATGGCGCGAAGTGCAACTTTGCGGACACGTTCAAGCAAGTGCGTCTGTGGGACATCATGATCTACCATCGTCTGCGGGCGTTGGGGAAACAGATACCACCACGCAAGGCGTCGTCCAAGTCGGAGCAGTATGCGGGTGCGTATGTGAAGGACCCGTTGGTTGGAGAGCACCAATGGGTTGTGTCCTTCGACGTGGCTTCGATGTACCCACACATCATCCGTGAATGGAACTTGTCCCCCGAAATGATCGAGAGTCGCCAGTATGTGGGCGAGTGGACAGTGGATGAGTTCTTGGAACGGAAGCCGACCGTGGACCCCGACTATGCGTTGGCGGCGAACGGACTGCAAACGCGCCGGGATGAAGAAGGCTTCCTGCCGAACATGCTCAAGACGCTCTACGACGAACGCAACCGGTTCAAGGGGCTGATGAAGAAAGCCAAGAAGGAACTGGAAGCGATCAAAGACGACCCGACCAAAGAGTCGGAGCGTAAGGCGCTGGTCAAGCAAATCTCGGCTTACAACAATCAGCAGATGGTCCGTAAGGTCAATCTGAACTCTGCGTATGGCGCGTTGGGGTCGAACTACTTCCGCTTCTATGACTTGGATATGGCGGAAGCGGTCACGAAGACGGGGCAGTTGGTTATCCGTTGGGTGGCGCGGGACGTCAATGCGGTTCTCAACAAGTACCTCAAGACGTCGGCGGACTACATCATCGCGTCGGACACGGACTCTATCTATGTCAACATGGGCCCGTTCGCGCAGAAGTATCTGAACCCCGACCACACACCGAAAGCGCGTGTGGTGGAACTGCTCGACCAGTTTGCGAAGAAGATCATCGATCCCCTGATCGCAAAGTCCCTTGAGGACATTGCGACGTACCATAACGTGGCGGTCCCCTGTCTGTCGATGGTGCGCGACGTCATCGCCGACAAGGGAGTGTGGACTGCCAAGAAGCGGTACATTCTCAACGTCTATGACCAAGAGGGCGTCCGCTACGAGAAGCCGAAGCTCAAGGTCATGGGCATCGAAGCCATCAAGTCAAGCACACCGGCACTCTGTCGGGATACCATTATGGACGTCCTGAAGCTGTTCATGACGGGGACGCGGGAGCAAGTGTGGACCAAAGTCGCTGAGGCGCGCCAGGTGTTCGCAGGCGCGGCGTTCGAAGACGTTGCCTTCCCCCGCTCCGTCAACGGCTTGGCGAAATATTCTGGACGCGACAAGAGCATTCCCATTCACGTCAAAGGCGCACTGGCATTCAATGAGCAGTTGGAGAAGCGTGGGCAAGCGAAGGAATATGAACCGGTGCATGAGGGGGAGAAGATTCGTTTCTGCTACCTCAAAGAGCCAAATCCCTTCTTCTCTCACGTCATGAGCGCGCCCGAAGGTTGCCCGCCAGAGTGGGAAATCGAGAAGTGGATTGACTACGACAAGCAATACGAGAAGTCGCTGGTCGAACCGTTGGAAGCCATTCTCTCTTGCGCGGGATGGTCGGCGGTCCATAGTCCGAGTCTGTTTGATTGATCTTGCATTCCCCAATGGGGTCTGCTATACTATGAAAACTGGAGTGAGTGAATGGCAAAGACCGATTTCTTTAAGACGTTCGTAGATGGGTTGGGGGACGACGAAACGAGTGTGGCCGCGGATGGTAAGTCGTCGGCGGAGTCCTCTGGCTTCATCGATTCTGGCAGCTACATCTTCAATGCCGCGCTGAGCGGCAGCATCTACGGGGGATTCCCCAACAACAAAGCGATTGTCCTTGCGGGCGACCCAGCGACAGGCAAGACGTTCTTTGCGTTGGGGCTGGTTAAGAACTTTTTGGAGATCAATCCGAAGGGGCGCGTGTTCTACTTCGACACAGAAAGCGCCGTGACGAACGACATGATGACGTCGCGGGGGATCGACGTGACTCGCGTGGCGAAGTCGGAGCCAGAGACCATTGAACGGTTCCGCACCGTCGCAATCAAAGTGCTGGACACGTATATGGCGCTCCCCGAGAGCGACCGCTTCCCCATGCTCATGGTTCTCGATTCGCTGTCTGCGCTGCCGAGCAGCAAGGAAATCGGCGATATCACGGAAGGGAAAGACACAAAGGACATGACCAAGCCGGGACTTATCAAAGGCGCATTCCGAGTGCTGCGTCTGAAGATGGCCCGAGCGCAAGTCCCCTTCATCGTCACGAATCATATCTACGCCGTCATCGGCGCCTACTTCCCCACGAAGGAAATGGCGGGCGGCAGTGGCGCGAAGTATGCGGCGGACACGCTCGTATTCCTCAGTAAAGCCAAAGACAAGGACGATGACAAGTCCGTGCGTGGGAACATCATCCACGTCAATATGGTCAAGTCGCGCCTGTCGCGAGAATCGACCAAAGTGGATACGCGCATCCTGTTTGACGGAGGTTTGGATCGATACTACGGACTCTTGGAGCCGGCGGTCGAAGCGGGACTGGTCAAGAAGGTCTCGACCAAATATGAGTTCCCCAATGGCAAGAAGGGGTTTGAGAAAGCGATTCTGGCGCGACCGGACGACTACTACGACACGGACTTGCTGGACAAGCTCGATGCGGCGTTGAAGCCCAAGTTCACCTATACGGCGGATGTGGAAGACGCCACGGAGGATGCCGATGGCGAAGAAGAATAAGGTCGCGCCGGTCTCGCAGACGGAGCGCACGATTCTCGATATGGTGATGCCGCGGCTGTGGCCCAATGGGAACAGCGATCCGTTCTTAGTGCTGGAAGTGACCGAGGGCCCCTACAAGGGGGTCGTCTTCGCGTTCAGCAAGTTTGAGGTCTCCACGAAGAAGATCAAGGACGGCATGGTCGCGACGAAATTTGAGACCAAGCAATACGTGACGCCCAAGGGCTTCCGTGCAGACGAAGCGTGGGATTTGTGGGCGGGGGAGTTTCTCTTAGCGTGGCTGCACTATCTGTCCCTGCATGAGTTTGGGACGTTGGCGAACGCGGAGACTGATGGACAGGTGCACTGATGCAGGAGTATCGAGAAATTCCGACGAGTTGGGACACTGTTATTGGTGGGGCCCTTTTGACCGTGGGATATGCGGCGGTATATGGCGTTTTGCTGTTGTTGGTCTGGCGCATTCTTGAATGGGTCGATACGGTCAACAAATTCATGCAGTCTCATTGATAGGAGAACGACCTGAATGCTGCCGCTTGAACGCACGATTCTTCGACAACTGTTTCATAACCGGGACTTCGCGGCGCGTGTCGTGCCCTATCTGAAGACTGAATACTTCCACGACGAAGCGGCGTCCAAAGTCTATCAGTTGTTCTCCGCGTTCTTTGAGAAGTTCCATACGCTGCCGTCCTTCGCAGCGATTCGTATTGGGATTGACTCCATCAAGAGCCTGACGGAGCGCGAAGCACAGGCCGCGATGGAAGCGTTGAAGGAAGTCGAAGCGGAAGCACCACTCGACGAAACGCAGGACCCGTGGATACTGGAAAGCACCGAGGAGTTCTGCCAGGACCGCGCGGTCTATTGCGGACTTCAAGAGTGCATCAAGGTCATGGACGACCCGAAGGCGACCCGTCATGTCATTCCTGACATCATGAAGGGCGCGTTGGCCGTCAATTTTGACCAGCACATCGGACACGACCAGTTTGGGGACGCCGACGCCCGCTACGAGTTCTATCATAAGCAGGAAGCGCGGATTCCATTCGACCTCCAGACGTTCAACCAAATGACGAAGGGTGGCGTCCCCCGCAAGACGCTCAATGTCGTCATGGCAGGGACGAACGTGGGTAAGTCTCTGTTCTTGGTCCATATGGCCGCGGCATGCCTCCGACAGAACAAAAACGTGCTGTATATCACACTGGAAATGGCAGAGGAACGCATCGCGGAACGCATCGACGCGAACCTGATGAACTTGCCCATCGACGATGTGAACGATTTGCCGCGCTCGGACTATATCAAGAAGATTATCAACTTGCGGCAGGCATCCACGGGGCGACTCATTATCAAGGAGTTTCCTACGGGCGGGGCCCATTGCGGGCATTTCCGGGCGCTCCTGCAAGAACTTCATCTGAAGCAAAACTTCAAGCCCGACATCATCTTCGTGGACTACATTTCGATTTGTTCCAGTTCGCGAATCAAGATGGGGCAGAACGTCAACTCCTATACACTCTACAAGTTCGTGGCAGAAGAACTCCGCGGCCTCGCGGTGGAATACAACGTGCCCGTGTTCTCGGCAGCGCAGTTCAACCGACAGGGGTTTGCGTCAGCGGACCCCGGCATGGATAACGTCGGCGAGTCGTGGGCGATCCCGCAGACGGCTGACTTCATGTTTGCGCTCGTCACGAATGAGGACTTGGAGAAGCTCGGGCAGATTACCGTGCAGCCGATGAAGAATCGATATGCCAAGCGGAACTCGTTCCAGCATTTCCTTGTGGGGATCGATACGGACCGCATGAAGCTCTATGACTTGACCGCGGCACAGATTGCTCAGTCTCAGAGCATGATGCAGGGCCCGGCGCCCTCTAAGAACGCCAGTTATGGTGTGCCCAAAGCGGGGTCGGTGTTTGGTCCGCGGCAACGGCGTCCGCTGTCGAGCTTTGGGAAGCCTTCGGATTCTGACGACGATTACGACTAAGACAACTAAATAACCTTGTAGGGGTGAACTATGCGACGACTGTTAGTGATGTGTGTTCTCGCGTTGGTTCTGTGTAGTACCACGTTTGCTGGTGCTGGCGAACCACCGCTTTCTGTTGACGATATCTACTACTCATGGGTCGGGATTGGAACCGGCGGGATGCCGAATCCTGCGGACCCTCTCAACGAACGGCGCTTTTCAGATGCTCGCGTCTGGGTCGAGATGCGCGGCCTCGTGACGACGAAGCGCCCGTGGAGTATGGCGTCCAACGTGTATCCCGGTGGAGTGGTGGGATGCGCGCAAATTCCTGCTTATTGCAACATCGATTTGATGGACGCTTCCGACGTCACGGTCTACGTAGAAGGCTTGGGCGGCGACGTGGGTGTTCCCGCTAATGGCGACGGCATCCATCTGTTCAACAACCGCAACAATCGAGTCCTTGGCGTCTATCCCGGTGGCTCGGATATGCTGTCCGTGTACCATCCCGACCTCGTCACGTATTCGTTGGGCGACACGCGCCCAGTGATGACATATGACCGGGGATGGCTAGACCCGCGCTTCCCCAATCTCCCCTCATTGCTCTCGTTGCACGGGGGGATGTATACACAGGCAGGCCTGCCCTACAATACGTTTCATGTGGAATGGAAAACGCTGACGTTGGCGACAACGCCCGTGCAAGTTACTCAAGCACCATTCGCGGTCTCGATGTCCAGCCCCGCAGTCACCAATCCCGCATCGCAGCGGGTGTTTGGACTGTATGCGGGAGAAGTGGCATATGCGACCGCGCGAGACCGCGTGAGTGGGGCGGTCGTGCCCGTCACATGGATTGCCGACCGGACTTGGTGCGCGACGATTGACGCGAATGGCCGCATTGCGGCGCTCTTAGGACAGAACAACGATCCGCAGTTGATCAGTGGGATGATTTACCCGGTTTTGGACCCTGCTAACCCGGGGCAGTATAAGTGGGTTCGGTCGACGAGTGGGGGATGTTCGACCAACATCATCGCGCAAACGGTGAATGCACAGGAATGGACAACACTTTCTGTGGCGTGGCCGCCGAACAATCAACCGCCACCGTATACGGATATGCCATCGGATTGGGTGCCGCCGGTGATTCCGCCGACCCCAACCCCGACTCCAACTCCTACGCCCACTCCGACGCCGACTCCTACACCGACGCCGACTCCTACACCAACTCCTACACCGACGCCGACCCCAACACCGGGAGTTCCTTCGGCGGATTGTACGGTTGTGGATGCGTCGGGGACGGTTATCGATGCGAATTTGCATACGTGGACGATCTCGTTCAATTGGACGTTGCGGGATGGGACGTATTCGTGGCAGCCCAGTGGCGACCTTGGAGCCGCCGGGACGACGATGAAGATCGTATCGGGCATTGTATACGTCTATGATTCTCGCTATTCGACGTGGGCGAAGTGGAACGAAAGCCCGACGAAGATTGGAAATTTTTGGGGTACGTGGACGAATATGGGCGCGGCGGAACCTGTGTGCCCCGACCCCGGTGGACAGATTCCAGGCCCGCAAGGACCTCCCGGACCCGCAGGCCCGATGGGACCGGCGGGACCCGCTGGACCAACAGGACCCGCAGGCCCGACAGGACCCACGGGATCGACTGGACCTGCTGGACCGACGGGCGCGACAGGACCGATTGGACCTGCTGGACCGACGGGACCCACAGGCGCGACAGGACTTCGTGGATTCATCGGGAACACGGGACCGGCTGGTCCGGTTGGACCTGCTGGCGTCGCTGGACCCGCTGGGCCCGCAGGCGCGCCGGGAACGATTGGCCCCGCAGGACCGGCAGGACCCACAGGCCCCGCAGGACCGGCGGGATTGAACGGCGCTGTGGGACCGACAGGCCCTACAGGACCGATTGGACCGACAGGGGCGACGGGACTCCGGGGATTTATTGGACCGGCAGGACCCGCCGGGACGCCGGGCGCAATTGGACCCGCAGGACCGAGAGGACTGATAGGACCCGCAGGCCCCGCAGGACTTGACGGAGCGCGTGGCCCCGCTGGTCCGGTTGGACCCGCAGGACCGACAGGACTTACAGGACCGACAGGCCCCGCAGGACCCACAGGCTTGCGCGGATTTATTGGACCGACAGGCCCCGCAGGACCGATGGGACCGGTCGGCACGATCAGCTATTCACGACAGTCTGTGACGGGAAATAATGTGAACGATGCGGACACGTCGTATATTCTCATTGCATCCCCGACCACGACGTCTGACATTCTTGTGTTGGATCGTGCGACGTTTGGGAATCTCGTGGGCGTGAGTCCGACGACGACCGTCGTGGCGGTCTCCTGTCTGGGCGCGTGTTCTGCTCAGTCCGCTACGGTGTTGGACTTGCCCGTGAACCTCGCGACAGAACGCCATGTGGTGTTGTCTGTCGCGCCGGCGGGACATTCGCTCTATCTGAAAGTGACGGGAGCGGGACGCTTCGATGCGTCCGTGGTGTGGCATGTGGTTAAATAAACTCGTTCTTGGGTTCCTGATGGGGGTGCTGGCACTGGCCGGCACCCCCGTTGTGTTTGCACAGGGGCCGTCGGACCCCGTCATTGTGACGACGCTCCCGGTCAATCGTTCGTATGCGTGTCCCTCAGACGTGCCGACGTGGATGCCGTTTCATTGGCAGCCGCCCTGCACGACGCCCGATCCGTT